AGGGACTGGAGGAATTGTTCCTCCCTCAGAGACGAAATATGAAGACGGGGGTTGACCTTCCGCCTTTACTTCCACTAGAACATCACCAGGTATGGAAACAGAGTCCTCACCAGATTGTATGGCTTCTGTAGAAGTCACCAACCTTTGAACATATCCCAGGGAAGCCAATTCTTCCAAACTTTCGCCCTCGGGAGAGAAAGGTCGTATGACCTTGAACAGGTCGCCTTCCTCGTCTGACAGTATGTCCTCATGGTTGTAATCTGAGTCGAAGAAGGGTGTGCTGTTAATGTTGCTAGTGGTTTCTTCCAACAGGTGCAAGTATGCCTCAGGGTTTAACACAGGGGTAAAGCTTCTCTTAATACTGTAGTTTACAACCCTGTTCCCCTTAACCAGCTTGGTTGTAGAGCCAGGGTTAAGGCGGAACACAGGCTCTACAACGGTCGGAGGGATGTAAGAAACCTCCACAAGAAACCCTGTGGACACATAGGTGTCTACGTCTAACGTGAAAGGGGTGAACGGTGTGGCAACCAAAAAGTTGTTTCCCCTTCCGTCGGTCAAGTATTTCCCGATAGGAAAACGTGCATTGTACTTTTGTGGGAATAGGCTGGTGGTTGCGGTGATGGGGCGAATATAACCAAACTCTTCGTAAGACTTTAAGTCCGCAGCCATATCCCCTGTAGTGGAATCATGCTCAAACCCTTCGAGAACCACATAATATCTTTGAATCGCCCCTAACTCAAGGTCTATGTAGTGTAGGTTGGGTGGGTATGACCCTTGACCGGGAAGCGCTTCAGGTGTAACCAGGTATTGACCTGAAGTGTAAGTCGCACCATAGATAAATGCTGTAGGAGTAACAGGTGTGGAGGATACCAATCCAGAAGACTGTAATGTACCAAAGTCCGTGGTATCTGGTGCTCTCACAAAAGATTTTTCTACAGTCCAGATGGGGGAGTGAACCTGCACCCCAGAGGGGAAATACACAAGACTTGGGAAGTCGGAGGGTTCTGCTAACACTAGGTCAGGGTTGTATCCTCCTACAGAAGAGTCGGTGCCACGACTATAGCGTTCCCCGATGCTCCATTCCTTGACAGATTTTGAAGTGGAAACATAGTTTCGATTAAGGTCGGTCAGGATATCCCCACTGGCGGTAAAGGGGTTTAGGGCTACCCTTAGTTCTACACCGCCTGGGTCAAGGATTACATCCCCGACGGAGTAGGATTCACCCGAGATATATGCCTTCACTAGCCTAAGACGCAAGTACCCACTGATAGAATAATAGGACTTACTAGGGTACAAAGGGTTGAAGTCCTGTAACACAGGGAACATGGAGCCGCTGTCTTGTACCAAGTCCCCCACCTTTACGGAGAAAGTAGGGTCATAGTCTTTCGACTTACCCCCTCCTCCTCCTAAAGGAGGAGCGAATGCCTCTATGGACAAGATGTCGGGGTTCCTGTAGGGTTTCCCTCCTGCAAATTTCTTAGGCAGTTCTGTGGAGAAATACCCGTTCAAGTCGGAAATTGATAGATTAGCGTCCGCAGGCAGACCCCCTCTCAGTAGAGCTTCTCGGAAGGAATCACGGATTCCCTGGGCCACCTCTTTCTGTGTAGTGGGCAGACTGCTGTAGCTAACAGATACTTCTAGGTCTACTTTGTTCCTTGGTATGGAGTCCAAGGTCAAGTTATAAGCTGCTGGAACCAAGTTTTCCAGATAGGATTTGGCCAGGCTTACCTCCCCTGGGCTTAGGGGTGTAGAACCTGGTGCCAGGACTCTAAAGTGAACGACTCTGGCGTAGGGGTCGAACTTTATAAAGCTAGTGGTGCCATACCCGAACAAGTCTTGAAACAGACCTTTCCAATCATCTTCTGAAACAGGGACTCTTCTGCGAATCAGGGAGAAGAATCTCTCTTTGGCTGCACGCAGGGTTTCGATGTCCTCACCGCCGAAGCCTGGTTCAGGGTTCTCGACCCTTTCTACACCGATGATGTTTTGAAAACCAGTCACGGAGAGAGCAGGGCAGTTACCAGATACTCCCCTGGTGGTACAGGTGAAAGTCCCCCTCCCAGAGGTAGTTCCCCTGGGGATAAGGATAGCTTGCCTAAGCTCATATTCCTTTCCTAAGGAAGGCGCTGATACAATGTAACCTGCAGGGATTATAAATGTGTCTGTAGCAGGGTTGGTCAGGTAGACATCGACCAGGACAGTGGCAGCAGCCCCTGCTCCCCTCTGTGCCCCTAAAAAGGGGGCTACCCACTCTGTGAGCAATTGTTCAGGGAGTTGATTGAAATAGAATAAATACTCCTGGAAGGCAAACACCTGACCTTCCAAGATAGCTCTTAATGGTGAACCATCCGAAAAATCTGTAAGGAGACCTTGGCTCCTGCTAACAATGTAGTCAGAAACCTCTTTCACCAATTCCCTCTCTGAGCGAGGGTCTATGGGGACTGCGGGTATGGGGACATACCTGGTCATGCAATTTCTCCTCCATCAATGGTGGAGATGGAGTCTTTCAGGATTGTGCCTGTGATAAGCCCTTCCCCGAAGGTTTCTAATTTGACAAGGGGAGAGCCAACCTGGGCTTCCCAAGAGGTCGTTTGGGCGGGTGCAGTTATTGGAGAGACTGCCAGGTTCTCGTCGAAGTCCCCTCCATTGAATTCTATTTGCCCACCAAAGACCTTGGAACCAGGGACATATTGGGAGGTGGACACAGTTACAAACACTCCATCAAAACCCCCTTCACCAGATAGCTTGACAGAGTCTGAAGTGAGGGGAGGGTAGTGCCAGTCTTCCTCCAGACCATCGAAGGAAATATTCTGGGCACCGTTCAACCATTTTGAAGTTATAACTACGCCTGAAGAAAAGTTTGTCTTTGACATCGCACACGCAATCCTGTTATTTAGGGTATTTTACCCCCCACACTGGGAATATGCTAGAGAAAGATTAATTACTTCATCATCAGGGAAATCCTCAAAGGATAGTTCCCCTGCCCACTCTTTCCAGACTTTGTCTAGTTCCCTCTGCGGCATACCTACTTTAACACCAATCCGGTGCGCTAGGGCAGGGGAGATTAGGCATGGAAACTTGCCCCCTGGGGCAGCGTACACCCATCCTGCTTCCAGGGCTTCCCTTAAGAATTCTTGCCTCTTGGCAATAATGCCCTTCTCGGTGTTTCTGTACTTATCCTTCATTCATCTGTGACCTCCCGTATTCTTCCGACTTTATGTTCTTCGGTCAAGCCTAGCCCAGAGAAGGAAGTAATCATAAAACGTTGAGTGATTAGGCGAATGGGGCTATTATACCATACCTTGGGAAAAATGACAATAAAAAACCACTGCTAAAAAGGCAGTGGTTCTTGAAAGGTTGTATTCCAACCTTTAACCCCTAGACCAGGAGTTAACCGTCAACCCTAGTTCAATAGTGGAGACGGAGCCAGATTCCCGGTCAACCTCCGCTACATTCAAAGACATCAATTGACACCCTTGAAGAACATACGGTGGGCCATTGGGCGTGTTACCGTCACAGTTGGTAGGTTGAACCAAGATGGTGAGGAACTCGCATTGGTAAGAAAGCCAGAGTTCTTCGATTTGAACCGAAAGCTCTGGGGAATAGGGTGCTGTCAGGGTTACATCGTCTAATGTCCGTGGGCCAACCACCTTATGAATCCTGTTCCCTGTGCCATTGGCATAAGTGTTAGAGTCAGCGGAATCGCTGATACCAGAGAACTGAGTCCAGATGGATTGAATCCCTTGAATTGTTACGATGTAACTAGACTGTGTGATAGGCTTTATAATCGCCATTCTGTTTCCTCCTACGCGAGGATGTCTCTAACAAGCGCAGCAGAACCTACTAAACCGGTTTGACCTAAACCAACCAGTTCGATAGAACGCTCGATTGTAAACTCGGCGCGAATTACCCTGCGTTCCTTAATGGCATATTCAGGGGTGGCAAAGGGGGTGCCAGAAAGCTGATAGGTGTATGCAAAAGCAGGAGTGGACATAGTAACACTTCCGGTGGGCATAATACCAGAGTCAGGGTTACCTGGGCAGTAGAACAGCAAAGCAGCGTTTTCAGGGAAGATGGGGGAAAGAGCGCCAGTAGTCAAGTCTAACTTGCGACCTTCTGCTACACGTACACCACGGGACAGGTTGAAGTAACGAGCCAGTACATCCACGTTAATGGAGTCCGCACTGGTGTACTTGATGTTGTCACGGATACGGGGGCTGCTTACCAGGGCATCAAACACGGCTTCCCCTAAGAGCAAGCTGTTGGGTCTTACACCGATTTGGTTGGCTACCAGGCGGGAGAGACGATTGATGTCTTTGATAGGGTCAGCATTGGCATCTGCCCAATCCCCACCACCTGCTTGAACTGCGTTAGCAGCTTGGAAAGCAGTCCAGTTGGCATAACCTAGGGGAGCTTCATAAATACCCAAGGTGCTAACAGCGTCAGCGACAGTGGCTTCGTAAGATTGCATCAAGCGCTGCATGGTGTTGCGGGTTTCAATAATCCGCAAGTCCACTTTAGCAGGGCCATCGGTTGCATCTTCCAGAGTCTCAATGGGCAGTTCCCATGCCAGGACTTCTTGGTTCAGGTTGAAAGGAGTTGTGTCAAAGCGACTTTGAACAGCAGGGATATTAGAACCATAGGCACGCCTGTAGTCGCCAATGGCAAACTGTTCCTTACCAAAACGCAGGACTCTGCCTGCTCTGGTTGAGACATCTACCACAGGGGCAACGAAGTTGGCGATATTACTCTCAGGGAGAATATAGCCTTGGGCTAACTTAGAAAGAAAGGTTAGTTATGTTTGTTTATCTTGTTACCACGACCGACGGGTTTGTGTCCCGTGTTGTCACCGATGGTGACCCAACTGACCACCCCACGTTCTGGGGTCGTGTTGCTAACGTCGAAACCGTTGGGGAGGCTACCCTCCGTGCGGTCTAACACCATCGCCCT